TTTTCATAATTTTACACGCAGCACGAATACCATTTACTTCCGAGACTTTATTACCATCTTCATCTTCTTTGAGTTTCAATTTCTTCATTGCGACAACAATACTTGATGCGTACACAAAACCTTGTCCACCTGAAATTTTATCGTCAGGATCAAACATATCTTGTGATGCATATGTATGGTTAGTTGCAACCATTCCAATGTTTAATGCTCCAAACATATTTACACAATTTCTAACTAAAGCAGTTAGTGCTTTGGGCTTACGACCCATATCGCCCTTTAAATCACCTGCATCAAACTGATTAACGTCAGTGGGTGTCAATAGCATACCTAAACTATCTAAAACAAATAAAACTTTAGGTCTATCTTCTGGTGATAATGTTTTATAGTCAACTACAAATTTACTGACTGTTTTGGCAACATCGTCAATCATTGCCATATTAAGTTTGAGTAACTTTTCCTCTGAGGTATCTACTCCTAACGCTTTGAGCCAATCTTCATCCAAAGCATTTTCTGAATCAATGAGTACCACAAAGATACCCTGTTGCTGAGCATGGCGTACCAAGTTACCAGAGCAGATGTAACTCTTTCCGGAACCAGATTCGCCAGCAAATACAGTGACCTTACCAAGAGGTACGCCTTTGCTAAAATCACCGCTAATAAGATAATTGAGTGCATAATTTCCTGTTGAGATCCAGTCGGTCGGATCATTAAAACCAATACTAAGTCCTTCAATGGATTTAGTAATATCTTTTCTAAATTTACTTACGTCAAATGGCTTTACCAACTTATCCTCCTTGTTGTCTGTTGTTGATTATATCGGGGCAATGTGAGGCTAAGGTATCAATTTCAAAATCATTTGGAAAATGCCTTAACGCTGTTCTTGCTCTATCTCTGACCAAGCTTGGTACACGTGGTGTCTTACCAGGATCACAGAGTTCCTCAAGTAATTTTTTACTTTGTTTAATAGCCTTATATCTATCAAGTGGTTGTGTCATAATATCCTCCTATCGGCAGGGAACAATCCTGTCCCCCGCTTTTATACTTCTTAGGCTACTTTGTTTTGCCTTGCACGGATCATTGCTAGAATGTCCTGTGCTTTGTCGCTTGAGGTTGAAGGAACTGCAATTGGTTGATTGGCAACTGATTCATCTTCCCAAGGTGTGGAGTCTGCTATGGGTGCGGATGCGGGTGCCACTGAAGATTCAGCATGAGGCTCTTGTTTTTCCGCTGTTGCACCTGCAGGTACTTCCAATCCATATGGCTTATAATAAGCTGCCCATTTCTCAGGGTCATATGGACGACCATCAACGCTTGCCTCAAACATTTCTTTGATGACACGCATTTCTGCTTCGCTTGGTTTCTTTGGTAAAAAATCAGCAAGGTTAAATAAACCATGTGTTTCAACTGCTTGCTGCTCTACATCAGTTAGAGGTGTTTCTCTACGTGCCCAGGTAGATGTACTATAATCAGCGTAACCACCTTTACTAGTTTTGCTGATACGGAAATCTAAACCTTTCATATAGTCAGTAGGCATTTCAGTAAGTTCTGGATCCATCAAACTATTTTTGATGATTACAAAAATTTGTGGACCAATGATGAACCTACGAATTGGATTTGCTGGTGTAGTATCATCGCCAATTGGGTTCTGACGAACAAAGCCCTGGAAGATATAACTACGCTTCTTCCAATATTTGTTTGCCATTTCTTTTAGTGATTCGTCTTTATACCAAGGACGAACTTCTGCCAATATTGGACAATTTTCACCATACATTTCTACACAAGGTACTTGTACTTGTATTTGCTTTATATTACTATCGCCCTTAACACCGTTAAAGGGAAGTTTAATGATTTGACGCTCTACCCAGAAAAATTCATTCTTAGAATTACCATCTGGTAAAAACCTTACTGTCGCTGAAGTACCTTCAGCCATATTCCAGTGTGGGTAGATTGAATTATCTGATTGTGTAGAACTTGTTGATTTGTTTTCTTGTGCCGCGATGCGGGCACGGATTTCTGCTAGACTTGCCATAATGTTTCTCCTATAAAAATGTGCCTAAGTTGAGCCTAAATATGCTATAAGTGTTGTACGGAGACAACTTAACACACTTACACCCTAGTATAAACTAATTTTGTAAGTGTGTCAATACTATTTATCCCATTAATGGGAAAATAATTTTTTTAAAACGGTGAATCAATAACGATACCATTACTAGTTGAATAATTAATGATATCTTCTAACGTTGCCATTTCGTCCTTAACTGCTGCCTCTATGGAGGCGGCATCAGTATTAAATGTGAAATGTACTTCGTTTCCGTTATTGTTTACTTGTACATTGTCACCAATTTTACTTTTGATATTATTGATAAAATTTTGCCATCTCGGTGCCATTAATGGGTCGTCCCAATAAAATGTCGCGCCTTGTCTTTTAATAAATTTTACTGTAACCATTTTTAATCCTTTATTATACCTGATAAATTTAGTATTCTAGTTAGATCAACGCTCTCTGATGCCGATCCAACTAATTTACCTTTAAATGGGTGCTGCTTTGACTTTGCACCAATTATTGGTCCTGTACTTTTTGCCTTTTCTGTAGCGCCCAAATAATCACCATCTTTCTGTTCTTCTTGAACCGGTTGTTGAACTGGTGCTTGTTGAGTTTGTTTTGTAACCTTATTTGCTATTGCGTGTAATTTGTGATTAGGGGAACTTTGTAAATAGTCTAACACTTCATCACTTACATCTGCATCTGGATTTTCACTAGAAATTTTTTCTAGTATATCTGATAAATCATCATCTTCTAAATGATTTTGGGCTAATAAACTTTTTGCATTTTTAGCATCAGCGCCTACTGGAAGCTCGTCAGACAATAAATCAGCTAATTGTTCTTCCTGTGCATCATTAGATGGCATTAATGCTTCATCAACTAAGTTGTTTGACCATTCTTCTAATTCTGCTACCTCATCCATTGGTTTGGTTGAAATTTTAGTAATTCGTGCGATAATCGGGATAGCTGATTCAATTCTAGGATCAACATGACTTGTCTTAAACGTTTCGGCTAAATCAGGTTGACCAATTGTATCTTCAATTAAAGTTGGTGTCCAACTTTCAAAGTATGCGTTATACCCTCTTTTACCTGTCAACTTACGCAATGCTTCTCTCAAATTACCATAATGAGTTACACCTTCATTAATAAATTCTTGTGCTGATTCATTAAACTGATTATTACGTGTGGCTCTTACGAACCCAGCCATTTTATTATAATCTTCAACCATCTCGTTGATATGATTCCAACGATCATCATTTACTTTACCACCTTCAGCAATGTGTCTAGCATACACTCTTGCTAAACCTGGCTTAGTGGTATTGAGTAAGAATCTTTCACCTTCAACATTTTCAAGGTAAATTCTTGCTACATTTCTATAGCGTTGCTCACCTTCTTGTATATCTCTAGTGTGTTGTAATTTAATTTTAACGGATGGGATACTATCATTATAACTTTGGCGTTTACCTAAAGCATGGTATCCTTCATCTAGTCTTGTATGTTCTCTTTTAGCCATATCATATTTGAGGTTGTCCTCATCCTTTAATTCAAAACTTAGTTGGTGATTTTTAGACCATTTCTTAAGTTGTCTAATAAAATCATACCAGCTATTATCTTCGCCAGGTTTAGATCCTGATGGGCTATTCGCTATAGTATCATTATAATACACTACTAATTTATGTAATCCATCAACGCTGACTGTTACCGTACCATATTCTTCTTTATCTTTTTTGAATATAAATTGAAATACTTCAGCATCATCAGGGACAGCCATCTGCTTACCCGAACTGTCTAGCATAGTGGGCTGGTATCCTTTACTTTTGAGTAATCTAAAAAGTTCAGAATTTAGTGTTTCTTGATTGATGGGCATGGTTTCTCTTTATTAATAGTGTATTTATCAACCTAGGACTGCATAGAAGGGTAATGGGGGCAAGAATTCCTCATAATCACGTATTTGTGTCTCCAAATCCTGATGAAAATCTCCTAAATCCTGCATCATTCTGACTGCTAGAAGTGCTGCCATTACCAAATCGTCTGTTTCCCCTATCTTAGCTTTGTAAGACCCGGAGTTTGCTACAAAGGATTTAAGCTCGGAAACAAAGCTTTTACTATGAATTTTCATCTTTTTGGATTCAATTAAATGCTTCAATTTAGCACAGGCCGCTAGTTTAGTTTTGTTAGTTGTATTATACCCTTTGCGCTTTCTGATACCTGCTTCAGTCAAAAATATACCCGAAATGTTATGCTCACCGTATTCCTGTAGAGAAATTAATGCTGCTTCACCAATACTATTATTTTCAATGCTGTAATAAACATTGTTTGGTTGCTTAGTAATATCAACAATATAATCGGTAATTTGTTTAATTAACCTAATCTGTTCAGGTATAACAGTTTGATTGTGTTTCCACTCTCCTATCTGTGTTGTTGTATTTGCTTCGAATATCTGTATTGCTGCAGGATCGCCACCAGTACCTAAACTTGGATCAAGTGATACAACATAAATCATATCTTTCTGAGGTTGTTTGTACCAACGAATCTGACCTACTTTGGTAATAGGATCTATACCTTCTAATTCAAATAAGGTTGATGGGGCAATAAGTGTTTCGTCAGCAATAATGAATTCACAATCCATTTCACGACGGAATCGATCAGTACCAAGCTGCGCCCGCATTTGCTCAGCCCACGTATCATCACGTTCAGGATGCTCTCTCCAAAATGCACGATAAGCACGGAAACCATTTACACCAACTTCAGTTTGATTTCCAAATTCATCTTCTGTTTTGTTTGCCTGTTTCCAAATTAATGCGAATTGGTCTTCGTCACTGTTTGGGGTACTTGTAATAATTGCTTTACCACCTGTTGATAATGTAGGTGTGATAGATGTCCAAAACTCTTGTGCTATAGTAGGTCTAACGAACGCAAATTCGTCAAGATATAATAATGAGATAGATAGACCACGACCTGTATTTTCAGTAGTCGTAGCACTTACAATACGACTTCCATTGTCAAAGTCAAGTGAACCTTTGTTATAAGTTACAACCCCTGCTTTGATATGTAGAGGGCAGTTTTCATATG